AGCAACTTCCTTCGCCATTTCTTGTATCGTTGGAAATTTAGCCATTATTTACGCTCCTTTCCGTTCCATTCAAAACCAAAGTCTGTACGTTTAATCTTGCATTTAGGTTCATTATCCAGCCAAAATACAATGCCCTCTATGTAGTTATCATGGAGATATTGCTTTATGCCATCAAATGTACGCTCGACTTCAATGATGTTTTCTCCATGCTTTACTAACTGGTCACTTTTAAAATTATATGGATTGCCTTGAAAATGCTTTCCAACCGCCTCATATGTTCCATCCGGCAACTGCAACCCTTGATTACTCCACATTGAAGTTATATATTCAGCTTCAACAAACCACTTGTCAGCCGGATTATTCCTATCGCATTTTACCCAACAAGGCATATGTCCTGTCACTTTGTCCGGCTCATCTTGACACTTAATAGCACCGTCTGGTATCGGTTTTCCATTTTTAGCGTCATATCGTTTATATAACTTTCTGTTGATAATGGCACAGCATGAACCATCCCATTTCACCGTTGCAACTCCCTCGCCATCAAGAACCCACTCCATTCCACCTGTGACGTTTGGAAGTATGTCAACGATTTTGTGATTCTCATAAACTCTCTCAAACAATGTTGGTATTTTCTTCATCTTGCCACCACCTTTTTGCTTATTTCCGCAATACTAACTCCATTTGCTGACTTCCTTATCTCGCAATCTTTCCCTCTCGCAATGATTTTCGCTATGTTCTCTGCCTGTTCCACAATTTTCAGTTTCAATTCCCTCTGCGTCATAAATAAACTCACTCCTAATTATTTTTGCAAACTGTTCATCCGTCAGTTTCATTGCCCTTGCTATACTCATCCCTCTGTCAGTTCCTTAATTGCGTCCATTTTCTGATAGTATTTCTGAAGCGCAAATCTCTGTTCATTGTTTATCTGTTTCAATCTTTCAATCTCTTCTTCCTGTCCAACACATTTTTTTACCAGTTCTTCAAAAGTGTATGATTCTGAAATTTCCTCATATGCCAACTTCGAAAGAGGTGTTTCCTCTTGATTTTTCTTTCCAGTTATCCTATCAATTTCTAATTTTAATTCCTTGAGTCTTCCAGCAAAACTAACTCCAGTTTCGTATTCAGAATGCAAGCCTACTTCAATTTCTTCTCTTAATTTTTTGTTATCTATTTGGTAAAAGTCAAATTTTCTTTCATTTTCTTTATTCCTTTTCATTTTTTCGTCTATTTTGTAACACAAATCGTTATTCTCGCTTTTAAGCCTTAAAACTTCTTCCTCTAAGGAACATATCTTTCTTCTGTGTCTTTCGTACGCCATTTTTAGTTCTTCGTTCTGTTTAGCCGTCTTTTTAATAATTTTTTCATTCTCTTGTTTTTCTTCTTTCAATTTGTCAACCAGTTTCCTTAATTCCTCATTTTTCAATTCAAGTTCAGCATTATAGAAAAACAAATCGTCCGTTTTCTTCTTCATGCTTTCCTTGTAACTGCAACATTCCATCATAAGCTGTTTGTATGTTTCCTCCGGCACATAGCCTTTTCCATTGAATTCACAAATCACTACATAGTTTGTCATTTCGCACCTACTTTCTCATCTTCTTGATTTAATTTACGTCCACACATAGGACAATATTTAATATCTATGTATCCAGCAGTTAAGCATTGATTAAAAAGCATAATACACGGCTCTTCTATTGTGCTTATATAAATTTCTGCCCTATCTGGAGAAGATTCTTTTGAAGATACCGTTGGTTTCACTGGAATATGTTTTCCGAGAACACCGCCTTTTGGCGTGTGATATTTGTTACAAAACTCACACCCATCTTCATTTATTCCGAGTACGGCACTGCAAACATTTTTACATAATTTCCCATCGTCTTCATGGGTGCATAAATTGTCTTTGTTGTATCTGCAAGTCGCATATCCGCATTTCATCTTTGCACCAACTTTCTACCGCACATAGGACAAAACTCAATTTCCACAAATGCACCCCATCCTTTTTTGTCAAATATCACAAATGTTGGATTCCCATTATCATACAAAAATATCTGACAATCTTTAACATCTGTTTCACTTATTGTCTTTTTTAATTCAATCACATTGCAATATTCGACAACTTTGTCTTTATAGCCATGACAAAACCTGCAACCGCTTTCCTCTCTTATCACATCCGCAGCAGACAGTATCTGTTCCTTTTCATCATCGCACAATTCAAGATTGTTCGTTTTCGCAAAGTGCGGTCTCGTATCTTCAAGTGTTGTAAATTCACATACTATTCCTTTTTCTTTGCATGATTCTAAGTATTCACACTTATCGCAATGAGTATCTTCCTCGTGGTAAACATATTCAATATTCTTATTCTGTTTTGCCTTTTCCCTCTTGAAAAATTTCAATATTCGCATATGTCTACACCTCTTTCCCTGTTATCAACTCACTGTATGGCAAAGTTTCTATCCAATCACAAAATACTTGCCAATCAACAAGCCTGTGATGTCTGCGCTGTTGGTAAATCGTCTTTAACTGCCTGTAGTTCGTTGTCATCCTTGCGGTCAGTTCAAAACCACTAGGAATGTTATACAAAAGCGTCAAATAGTCCTCTTTGCTTTTGGTTTCGTTGTACTTGTCTTTCAAGTCCTGCAGAACAGAAATGATTCTCTCGTCAACATATTCATTACACATTTTCCGTATATCCATGACGGCTATTTTGTGCATACTGGATTGACTGCTGACAAAATCTATAAAGTGATACCTCTGCAATTCAACCCATGCTTTGTTACTGAACGTCAAATCAAACTGTACGACTATACCGTTCAGAAAATTATCATGTCCGGTTCCTGTCTCACATTTCGCAAGATTCTTTATCGTGTCAGTTATTTCGCTGTTCACTTCGCTTGTATCTGTCGCTTTCGGGTACTTGCTCGCCTTGAAACTTTGATTTATTCCGTAAATAAAAATATTATCTATTTTCGGCATTTTCAATCCCCTTTTATTTGCTATCTTTGTTTTTCCTGTTCATTTCTTCTCTGATTAGGCTTTTAACATCTTCTTTTGTTATGATTTTACTCCATGGTCTGAAACGTGTCTTGATAAAGTCTATTGCATTTCTGTACTGGACATTCATCTCATCACTCAAGAAAAAATGTTCCACATCTTCAACATAATAATCTATTATAGGCGGTATTGATATGCTAGATTGTGAAACGCTTATCCCATATACAAAAATTCCATTAGCACGAACAAATCGCCTATGTGCATTGTGCTCAACTCCAACTTCTGCATTGAACAAATCTTCTAAAAACCACTTTGCCTTTTCTCCGTAATCTGATAGATATACAACAAAAGTCGTCATTTTCAATCCCTCCACTTAATATTCAACAATACCACTCGCTAACTTTTTAAGGTATTCTCCGTTGTTAGCAAAATGCGTTATGTGGTAATCAGTGCCTTTAGGGTGCTTTCGTCTGAAATGCTCCAACACCATATACTCAAGGTCGCTGTATAAACTATCTTCGTTCTCGATTGCAGCGACATTTTTGAAATGGTCGTGTTCATCGTCTGCTATGTTATCCAGTGTCAAGAATATGCTTTCCAGAGTTTCATCTGACAGTATCGGGTGAACTTTTCCAGTCAACTCATTGTACTTTGCCATGTAAAGACTAAAAGCATTGCATATGTTCTCTATCTCTGTGTTGCTTATCTCTGCCTCTTCCACAATGCAATTAAATCTTTCAATCATGTCCCTTTGCATTTCCAGTAACTCATTTCGGCTTTTCTTTCTGGATGGTTTTTCCGCTTGCTTTTCAGACTGAAAAGTGTATACCTTTACTTCATTCTCTTTAGAGGATGAAGTGTTTACCTCTGTATCACTTAAACTACTGTTACATTTACTACTGGAATACTTATCTCCGACTTTTATTCCACCACCCCCTTGATTTTTTTCCATAACCCCCTCTGGATTTGAATCCATGTCATTACAATCATTGTCTGATTCTTTTTCGTTGATAAATTCTTCGTAAAATTTATCAAGCAATGTAATTGTACGCTTTTCAATCTCTTTAGTTCCATTTTTGTATGTATAACTACGATTGATATATCCATCCTTTTCAAATTTCAGTAACATCTTCTGGACTGTGTTTTCCTTTAACCCTGTGAAATTCGCAAAATGTCTATTTCCTGCATAACATACTCCTTTTTTTGAAAAACTGTAAATTTCGATAAGTATAAACTTTTCGTTCGGAGTAAATTTTGTGGATAAATACAATCTTTTCGGAATCCAAACACCCTTAAAATCTCTTTTTTCGTCTATCACAATATCTCTACTCATAAATTTTTACCTCCGTGTTGATAAATTTTCCGTGATTTTATAAAAACAACGGACAGGCAATCACGGTTTTGCTTTTCGGGAGCTACCCTATTCCGTTATTTTAAAAGGGTGTGTGGGACTTGAACCCACGCTTCATATGTATGTTGCTCTCGCCATCTGAGCTAACACCCTAGAATACCTCTGTGACGTAAAATTTGCCACTTATTTTTCGATTTTTATTCGTTTTGCGTAATTATACTGTCTAAACGTGCAAAATGCTTTAAATCGCAAATTAAAGCGTCTCTTGTTTTATGAACGGCAATCCGTAAAGCGTATATCCGTTCTCAAAAACCATGTCGCACCACTTGAGGAACGTTGGCGTTGACACTCCTGCGACTTTTGCAGCTTTTCCTTGCGACAGTTCTCCATGCAAATATCCGTTAAACGCCTTTTCAAAGTCATCTGCATTGACTTTCTTTCCGGTGTAGTAGTTTGGATGACCTTTCACAAAAAAATTCCCCATTTTACACATCCTTTCTCTTTGGATAGGACAGATGGGATGACGTCATAGAAAAAATCAAGGGGAATTTCTACGATAAAGAGGAAATGCATCCCATCTGCCACGGAGACAAACCCTGCGTAAGTCTCCGCAATACGCACAGCCGGAATCGAACCGGCGTTTCCAACACAACCGTAAATATACGGCAGATATCGTCTTATATCGTGTGCGCTCCGATGAACATTTTTCCAGAAAAGGGCAGTTTTCAAAGAAAATATTCTGATACCCGGAAAGAACCGGGTAAATGCTTCCCATGGGATTCGAACCCAACGTTGACGCCGACCGTCCGAAGCACCGCAGACTATAACTGCGCATCGCATCCGAAAACACGATGGTATGAATTCCACGCTTATCCGGTGACGTGGCAATCTTATAACTTGGGGAATTAAATTTAATTAACGTTACGCAGCATAAAACGGATAAGCAAATGGCAATCTGCAGAATCGAACCGCAATCTTTTCTGTTACATGGCAAAACAGAACGTGCTCCGTACACTAATTGCCGCCTCATGTCGTAATAAGGAGAAAAAATCAAAAAAATCTAACAAAACGCCGAAAGCAAGAATCGAACTTGCACAACGATTTTACTCGTTGGAGAGATTAGCAATCTCCTGTGATACCATTACACCATTTCGGCTGATATATTTCAGCGGACAGACTATGCATCCAACAAAAGAAAGGAGGTTTCTGCGGCAAATCAGATACACACGTCTGTCCTGCTCCTGTATTCTATTCTTCATTTAAGCCAGAAAGTTCAAATTCTAGGTACTGTTTGGCTTTCAAAAGGTCTTTCTCTCTTGATTCGCCGTCTTTCCGTCCGGCACGTGCAATGTATTTGACTACATTCCCCAAACAGAAATCTAAATTCCAGTCCTGTATGACTTTGACCGGCTCATATTTGCGACCATCACAGTAATGAGCTGGATGCTCAACGATATCCTTTTTGTTTTTTGAAAATTTTTCACAATTAAGTTTTACACAATGATATTCTTTTTCGCCTGTTGACATATCTTCAATTGTGGTAAACATAGGGCATCCATCACAATGTTTTGGAATATCTTTAACGTCTTTTACTACAAACATCTATTCATCTCCTGTCAATCGCAAAAGTATGTGTTCCGCAAGTTCCCTTGTATCCTCTATCTCTGCTTCAATCAAAACGGATTCTATGCTTCCCGTAAGTTCGTTGTATAGTTCATCATCAATTTTAATCTGCTCTTTAAGCTGCTTGATAAGCCCTGCGCTTATAATCCTATTCCCCATGCTAATTCCACCTCACTGTAGAAATCATATTGGTAAATTATTGAATGTGTTCATCTATTTCAGATACCGCCCTTATTATTATGTCAAATTATATTGACGACGTGGATAACTGTAGTCTACATCTTGAACAAATACGTTGATTTCTCAGGTAGTTCATTGCAGTATTTCAGGACAATCGGTTTCATTGTCTCTGCAAATTCACAATATGCCAAAGTCATCTTCATTTGGTCTTGAAGTTCCATTTCTAACATATCCAGTTCTCCCACAAGTTTGAAAATGTTGTTTACCTCATCAATGCTCATTACGATATCCCCCTTTTAATACAATACAACCGTTTCATCCGGCACTTGCATAAGCAATCTAAATGTGTTTTTGCCTTTTACCGTTACATATGTTCTAACGCCACTGTAACCGCTGTATTTATTCTTAAAATCTTTCATGACAAACAACACTTGTTTTCTGTACGGTTCATATGGCTTTATTATTCCTGCGTTGTCCTTGTAAATGTAACCCTTTTCTAAAATCCATCCTGTAAACTCCGTCTGACTATATCCCAGTTCCTTTGCCGTGTCACGGAAGTTTGTTAAAAGATTGCTGTCAACCAGTGAATTAAAATAATCTGATTTTGGTTTCATTTCTTCCGCTTGTTTCGTCAGTACTCTGTTTTTATCCTCAAGTGCCTTTCTCTCTTTCGCTTCTTCAATCCATCGTTCCGCACGCTTGATAGGGTCATCTATCATGTATGAATCCTGTTTCTGTTGAATTGTGTATCCTCTCTGTCTTCTATTTACATGGTGTTCAGTTATTGTATATTGTATATATATTATTTACTGTGTTATGGTTCATAGCATATATACTTTTAATAACCTTAAAGGGGGCTTTTTGTTTTTTCGGGATTCGTGTGGCTTAGTAGGCGATTCCATCATTCCCACCAATATCCCCCTACCACCGCCTCAGTTCCTTGCCTTTTAGCTCTCTTGGACAAACTCCGGTTTGTTCTATAGAGTGATTCGTGTATATTGCGTTTATCATTCACGCAACCACTATATCTTGTGTTTATGTATCGTCTGGGACAGTCGGTAACTCTTTTCTTGCATTATCTCCGTACAACTGTTCGATTTGTGCTGCCGTTCTTGTCTGCTTTTTCGATACTTCTTTTGACACGCCCGGAAGATTGTACCCATAGTGCTTATTGAGTAATATAGCTATCGCTGTCGGATGATTCATGCTTGTAAGTTTTGCGACAAGTGATTCTTCACGATACACATGTAATTTTTGGTAAATCTCAAAACTTTTATTACTTAATCTTTCGCCACTGTATCTATCCCATGTATGTATAGTCTCTTGATTTATACCAGTGAGAAAAGTAAAGCCGTTTATAGATACTTCTTTATTATTTATCATGCATAAATATATATAATAATTACATATGTCATTTAATAAATCATAATTATATGAATTAAATGTACTATCCATAATGCAATTACTTTCTGTGTAATTATCTTTAGACTTTAATAATTTAGGGTCAGTGAAAACATGTGCATGAATATACATCAGACAGGCGTTCCACCTTGACTGGCTTTCACGTGTGAAATCTTCTATGTTGTTTTCTTCTTTGAACTGTGTAATATAATAATCCATATCACTATTAAAAACTTCGGCGGTCAGTTCTTCGCCCTGTACCCTTTCAACTGCTTTCGGTTCTGCCTTTTCTACTGTCTTTCTTGCCATGCTATCACCTCTTTTCAATCCTAAAAATCAAATAAAAAAACGCCCAACAAGTGCTATTAAAACGGCACTCGTTAGACGTGTGAAATGTCTTGTATTATATTGTTCTTGTGTACACTCCGCAGGCTGCCACGCTCCACGGGTGGAAATATTAAATTGATTTACTGGAATAATACCACAACATGTAGTTATCTGTCAACTATATTTTTTCAATTACTGGAACATATTCACTTGTGTATATTGTTGTATTATATAACTGTTGTATGTATATATATTATACTGTTGTGTATTATTATATTATATATTACATACTGGAAACAGTTAGAAATGTGGGGCGGTTTGTGTCCGCCCCCTTGTTTCTAGTCTTGCAATTCTAAATCTTCGGTGCTGATTCCAAGACTTTGTAGCTCCATTCTGGCAATTCTTTCTTGGTATTCAATTTCTTCCTTGCCGTATTTCTTTATTCGCTGAATACCAACAAATTTTTCAATTGCTACTTTCTTTTGTTCTGATTCGTTCAAATCGTTCATATTTCTCCTTTCTATGTATTTCAGATGTTCCCTATCTGATAATACAATTATAACATAAGTGCATTATATAATCAAGTATATAAGTGCATTATTTTAAATATTTTTCCATCCTTTCTAATTCATTGGAAACAACTTCTTTTATAAAACCGCCCGCCGATTTGATTCCAAGCCGTTTCATGCGTTCCCTCGTTCCTGCTGGGAACACCACATTTATACGGTCATTCTTTTTTTCGTATTCTCTAACGGCTTTTCGTTGTGCTTCGGTTGTTTTTAGTTCCGTTTGTTCCATTATCGTTCACTCCATTCTTTCTTGTGACATTTATATCATTATATAATAAGTGCGTTATATTGTCAATAGATAAGTGCATTATACAAAGTGGATAAAATATAAGTGCGTTATTTGTTTTTATTTTATACTATGTAAGTGCATTATATTATTTGCGTTATAGTTTCAAAAACATAGTGATATCATCCAGAATATAGAGTTCGCTCTTTTCAAAGAATAAAAGTCATGCTATACCGTACATTGATAGTGGTTTACTTATAGTTTTAACTTTAAATATTACTTATAGTTAAAACTGTATCCTATTCCGATAATAAGGACAATTCTCCGCAACAATAATCAATCCGACACTTGCATATCGGCACTTTCGCAGTTCTTCCAGTAGTTTGTCCTGCGTCATGCCCGGATTGGTTTTTCTCACGTATTCAAGCAATTTCTGTATGGTCATGATACACCTCGTTTCAATCTGTAAAATACATTGTCAGCAGTTTCAATTATTGACGTTCCGTATTCGCACATAATCTGGCACACAATTTCTTCCTGCTCAACGGTCAGATTTATGCCATACTCACTCATGTAGGCGTGACATATCTCATGTATCGACACTTTGCGGAACATGGTGTCTGGTAGTCTGTCGAAAATATAAATCGTTCTGTTATCTCTGTCGCACACTCCCATCACGCTTACACCGTCACTTCTCCTTAAAATCGGACTTCCGCAACGTACAAGCCTTATATTCCAGTTTTTATTGTTTATCCGCATAAATTCTACACCTCACATATAAAAAGGGGCATTTCTGCCCCATAAATCAAGCGTTCATCTTTGTCAAAAGCGTCTGTAAACGTGTCTTTATGACGGTACGGCTCGCATTGTCAAGCGTTCCCCACATATCCGTCAAGTCGCTCACTAACTCTTTTGTGAAGTGGTCGAAGTTCTCCTGCGACTTATCTTCGTGATACTTCTGACGTGCTTTCTCGGACTTGCTCACTTCTTTCTCGTGTTCAATCGGTTCGGTGTAATATCTCAATCCCTTTGAAATATCCATATCTCTGTACCATTCCGCAGAATGTTCTTTGAACATCTCTGGTGTCATGCGGTACTCTCCACCCTCTTTCATTTCCTTTGAAATAAGGGCATGATATTCAGCGTCCGACAGGTCTTTTATCATATCCACTACTAAACCAAGTTCCTTTGTATCTACGCATTTAATATCCTGTGATAATTCATCACAAGCCACTTCTGTAAGCGTTTCAACCATTTTGTGTATACGTTCAATGTGCATATTTTATCTCCCCTTTCCGCTTTTTGTAATCGTTGTTTCTGCAACCTCTGATTCCACCGCTATATCCGTTTCGGCTACTGCGGATGCAACTGCCGTAGTTGTTGGCGTTGTGCCAGTGATTGACGCAAGGTTATTGTTTCTGTCACAGCAAATATTCCCAAGAAGACGGAATACACCACTTGTAGGGGATGTTTCCACTCTTGTTGCGTATCGTGTACGTTTCTGAATGTCTGCCGCCACAATCTGTGTGCCATCACAATTTATTAACGGATAAAGTACCGTTCCAGTGCTACCTATCTGCACATACACTGGCATATTGATAGTTGCCGTTGACGGAATACTCTGTGCGGTCACAATGCAGTATTTTGTATCGTCAAGATAACATCCGCTAGGAATTGTGATGACCAAGTTTGAACCGCTAACTGCGATTGCTGTACTTAGCGTGAGTTTTTTGCAAAGTCTACAAGTATTTCTGCAAGCCATAAAATCACTCCTTTTCTGTTTTTGGCGTTTCCAAGCAAAACGCTTTTTGTAATGTTGAATGTAACATAAGTTCGTCTATTGCCATATCTGGAAGTTTCGACATTCTTTCAAGCAATTCGACATAAGATGACAAGCCGTTAAAACCTAGTCCTAACTGGCTTATATCAATCTTCCCAACTTCTTCAAACAATTCGTCTTTTAATTGTTTGTACGTTTTCATAGCTACCTCACTTTCATGCAAAAGGGATAGACTTCTCGCCTATCCCTCAATTCTTGTCAGCCGTTAGGCGAATTAGATTCCTCTAAAAGTTTCAGTATTTTGTTTTGGTTCTCCAGTATTTTTTCAAGATAGGCTTTGTCCTGCTTCTGCAATTCCGACATTATGTCGTCATTATTGCTCTGCTGTTGGTTCTCCATGTAGTTAATCAACTGCAATCCAAAACCTATTATCGTTAAAAAATCAAGAAACTCAAAACTGCTTGATTCTCCGTCGTTTATCATGCACATCCACAGCCACTAGACAGATTGCTTAAAGCCAACGCCTGACTTTGGTAAGGGCTACAAGTCAGATATGATGGTGTCGGTGTCGGCAAAAGCGTACTGATAAGCGTAGCGTTCTGTGCCTGCTGCGACAACTGGAATGCCTGCATCATATTGGTGTCACGCAACCCCTGAATCTCGGACTGACACATTCTGTCAAGGATTCTCTGTACTCCTGCATTCTGTGCATTGATAATATCGCAAGTATTTTTCGCATTTTCATAGCGAACTGCATCAATGTTTCTGTTGGTTTCACAGCAGCACTGCTGATTCTGATACCCTAACTGTGCGATTGCGCTCTGAGTATTATAACCCTGCTGCATTACATTCTGATTTACATTGTTTACCTGTGCCAAGTTATCATATCCAAGCTGACACAATCCGTTTGTGATTCCGTCCAATTTCCCGATAATGGAAGCGGTATCAAACCCTCTTTGAACTGCGCTGTCTGTGTAATCAGACGCAATAGAACGGCTGTTGTTTGCCGACGCAAACATAGAAGCCATAGCAGCCATTTCAGCACCATTACCAACGCCGTTGTTACCTCGATTTCCACCGAAGAAACCACCATTGAATACAAGCAATCCAAAGAAAAGGATTATAGCCCACATCCAGTTATTGTTGTTTCCATCATTTGTATTGACTGGTACAAATTCAGTGTTAGAAAACATAACTTTTACCTCATTTCTTTAATATTTATACATAACCTTGCAAGTATTAGTATCATTCTTTAATTTCTTTTATAGCTCCGTCTACAATATCAACAACATCAATCCCACGTTCAGAAAACATATTCTTTGCTTTCTGTTCTGCATTCCCATCTGCAGCCATACTTTTAGCTTGTTCCCAAATAGGCGCATATTGAGGGTTCTTTTTCACGTATGCATTTATCATTCCAAAAGCGACTTCGCCCGGATTTGCATTGCTTAAAACATTTTTTGCAACTTTTTTCAGTCCACTACTCATTAGTTTCTGCACTATCTGATTTACTTGATTTCCTTGCATTTCTCGTACCGCCTTTCAATTCTTGTTTAAGAGTTTCAAATTTTTCGTCAAGATA